GCATTTCGCACAGAAATCAGCGAATCTCTTCAGCAAATCTACGAAGCATTTTTCGTCTCTGATGTCTTTCAGAGCTTCTTTTATTTCCTCTGACCAGCATTTCGCTTTTCTCGCATTTATGTATGTTCCGTTGTTCTCCATCGGCAGATTTTCTCCTAAGAACTCAGCTATTTTTCTCCATCCAATCCAGCTCGTAGAAAATGGTTTTATTGACTTGTTTCTTGGAACTAAATCTACACCCATTTTTTTTCCCGTATAGGAATAGGGTATTTTGATATTTAAATATATTTATTTGACATTTGAAGCTCGGTTCAATAACCCCAAAAACCTTCAATTAATTAACTCCTCCTCAGATCTAAAAAATTTTAACATAGATTCAAAAACCCGCGAAATAAACCCGCTACAAAAAAGGAACTATTTCTCAGTTTCTTTATCAGAGCATAAAGCAAAAAGACCGGTACAATAGGATAAAAAACTTAGACCCTAAAAACCCTATGGGACAAAAAAAAGAGAGGAATTGAGTGTTGCACTTATTTTTTAATTTTCAGTTGCACTGAGAGTATTGTTCTTAATTTCTCTTCACCGAATTTTTTGACGAACTGGTTAATTATCTGTGTAGTTTGTGGTGCTATTTGCAGTTTAACTGGTGTTAAGTTGTACTTGTGTCGCAGAGAATTTATTCGAGCGTAAAACACCCAGGTTCGTTTATCGTTGCGCTGGAAATTAAACCCGTGAATTAGTTTTGCAACGTCCCAGACACTATAACCCATAGTTAGTAATTTAATTGCATCTTGCTTTTGACTGTCGGTTAGTTTCTTTGCGATTAATTTCTGTCTCATTTCTGGTGTTAATTTTTGTTCTGCTGTTTTTAATAATTCAAAGTTGTACTGGTGGTTTAATTTGTTTTTTGACTTAATTTTTGTTTTTTGCATTTTTTCCCCCAAGTAGGAAGGGGTTTAATGTATATATAAATTTTTAGTTTGGATCATTTAAACAAGTCAAATTGTTTGGATATAATTATGTTCTGTATAAATTAGTCCTGATTTCACTTCTAGGGATATTTACAGTGACACTGAAAATTCCCTCAATAGCAAAACTGCAAATTACACCCTCAATTTCACTAGTCAAACTTTTAGTAAAATTGCTAGTTAAACTAGAAATTTGACGAAAAATTTATAAGGAATAATTTGTATATATATGTATGGAGGTGGTTTGGTATGGTATATGTGGGAATTGTGAAAATTGATGGGAAATATTATAGAATTGAAAAGAGAAAATGTATTAAATGTGGTAAGAAATTTTTAATTGGGTTTTTGTTGGGTGAAGATGGAAAAAGTAAGAATAAAGAGGATTATGATGAATATTTGTTTAATTGTTTGGATGGGTATGTATGTGATGAATGTGACGAAGAGGAAAATTAAAAATTAAATTTTTTTTCTAACTTTTAGTGTCACTCTCTATTCCCCCAAAGTTTAAATTGCTGGTTAAATTTGCTGTTGTACTGTTGGGTTAATTTTGAATTAAATTTGTAGTTTAACTAGAAAATTTTCGAATGTAACTCTGAAGGTAATTAACAGTTTCCCTAGGAATTAAATAGACAGTTTAAATCTAAATTACACCAGCAGTTAAATTTAACTCCGAGTTAGACTGATTGTTAGACTTAGAGTTAAACTCTGGGTGTTTTGCAGAATTAAATTTTGAGTGACACTAACGTTGCGGCACTAGTCCTCTAGCTTAGAGCTTCAAAAGCTTATTCTCTAGGCGATTCAGCCATTTCAGGAGTCAGTTTGTCATTCCTAATGAGATCTACGTAGCCTTCATCTTTGTGCTCAACAGGATTCAGAGGATACTGAGCATTCTTAGGCCTAACAAAAATCCATATAGGCTTCTTAGTCGAAGGAGATAGTATCACTCTGAGAACAAAGCGCCCTTTCAGAGTGTTTCCATCCAAGAAGTACTCATGCAAGTTTCTCCGTTGGACACCATATTTAACAGTGAATTTGTCCATGATTTTTATCTTAGCTACAGACAAGCGATGCCCACCGTGCAAAGTTGGGAACAAAAGCTCTCCTTCATAAGTTAGCCAGGATTTAGGATGTGGATACTTTATGGTCACTTGGCTCTTCTCTCCTTCTTCGATCCTCTCTTTGAAGACATCCCAGGAGGTCTTGCCTGCTGGAATCGGAGGGTGAACAGTGAAGCCTATGAGCTCTTTGTTCTTCTCTAATCTAACATCTATGTGGTCTCTGAACTTAAGAATTATGCTATCTGCATTGAAGTCTTTCTTTACTTCTGGCCCTGTGAATTCTACGACTAACTCGTTGCCTTCCCACCAATAGGCTTTGGCTATGTAGCCTTCTCTAGCCAAGATTTCTCCTTTTTCGACTTCTACTATTTTGCCAGTGGGCCAATGCCTCTGAACTACTCCTCTGCATTTACCGTTACATGGAGGCTTGAACTTATAGTACTCTGGAGGGAGCGGTTTTCCTTCCTCTCTGATTCTGAGGTATTCTTCATGAGTCAAAGTCTTAGCTTTGCTTACACCTCTGGGCAAAGTCAGAGAAGCCAGTCTGTCTAAGACTTCTATTCGGTCGGGAACATTTTTCTCGTGGACATACTCAACAACTCGAGGCTGGAAAACACCATAGTAGTAGCAACCTGTCTCCTTGCCGTTCTTATCCAGAATAGGGTATTTGTTGACTTCTGGTGTAACAACTCTTATTATTCCTCCTACAGGAGCAGTAATCTTGGTGTTGAATGTCCTTCCTAGATAAGCGTAGACTTTCTGCCCTTTAACTATAACTCCTTGAGCTTCCAAGAAAGATTCCCTGGCTTCATCGAAACTTTTCACTGCAGGCAATGTTTTACTTTCACTCTTGATTACAACTTTCCCTCTGGGAGCATACTTCTTTGCTATTTCAGCGCATCTGCCTTCGTATGGTCCTGCAGCTATCATGTAGTTCCAGACCGTCTTGATTTCCTCTCCTGTGTCTTTGTGCTTTGGATGCGTCCTGTCTATGACAAGGCAGTCTATCTCTTTGTACTTCTTTATTTTGCACCAGGCTTTGTTCTGGTTCGTTGCTGTCTCTATTTTCTTGTCCCATATTATCATTGCTCCTTCTGAGCCTGGCAATTCTGAAGCCCACTTAATAGCTTTAACTAAGTCAGATTTAGACTTTACAATTCTGTAGTGTTTGCCTTCCCTAAGGATTTTGAAATGTTCTGTATCCTTTATGTTCTTTAAGATTTCTAAGCGCTCTTGGAAAGGAAGATTGACTACATCTTTACCTTTGTAGCGGTAAACATCGAATATCATAAAGCGGCATCTATCCTCTTTGTCAGGCTCGTAGTCTTTGCCATTTACGTAGCCTATAAAGCTTGTGCGGTGTAAGGGTTCTCCATCTTCGCTAACCATTATTCCTTCAGCATCGAAGACGCTGTCTTGAGGCAGCTGCTCAAGCTCTCTTATTATCTTCTTGAACTTGTTCTCTTTGTGATAGCCTTCATCTTCACTTCTTAGAGTTTTCTCTTTAGTGTTTATTTGGATTCTCATTCCGTCTATTTTCATTACAACTTTAGCTGGGAAAGTAAAGCCTGGTATATCAGCTACTTTCTCAGGCTCAAATTCTCTCCAATAAGGCTTGTTAGGCTTGTAGAAGCTCTTCTTCTCTATGGTTTTGCCTTTCCACTTTATCGAGCCATCAGGTAACAATTCACCGTAGTCTCCGTCTTCAGCTATGTAGACTTTGTCTGGGTCTTCATAGTAGCCTTTGCTTCTAGCTATGATTCTCAGAGTCTCTTTGGCTTCCTCATGGGTTTGGTATAAGTGTCCTACATGAGTGAACTTTACATGCTTGACTCCTGCTTTGCTGCACATTTTTACTTGGTTAACCATGGACATGTGCCCTACTTTCTCAGGCCTTTTAATGTCGACTTTCATGCATGAGCCATCTCCTATGTACAAGTCGATCTTGTAGTCTTTGAAGGGGTTGCCTCCTTTCCAAGCTAAAAAGTCAGGGTTGTAAAGCATTCGCTCATCTATTAGGACGGCTGCACATGGAGCAACCTTTGAGTGGTAGACAGGGAAGAAACGAAATGTATGCCCTTGAACGGTAAATCTGCTTCTGCTTTGATGCTTAAGCACTCTTAATCTCTTATCTAAAGGTTTAACAGGCTTCGAGATTTCAAGGGAGCCTTTCCATACGTGTACAGGAATTCTGTTCTTAATCAGGTATTCCTTAAATGAGCTCTCTTGCCCTTCCCAGAGAGCTCCAGCATGGTCTGGATGCAAATGAGTCAAGAGAACAGCTTTAGGCTTTATTTTGCTGTCCTCCCAATCTAAGCCGCATCCGTCTATGAGTATTGAATTGTCTATGAGCAAGCCTGAATGCTTCCTCTTTAGGTTAACTGGGTCTTTGCACCAGTCTGCTCTGCAAGGCTCACCGGACGTAAGCTTAGGAGGAAATTCTACATCTCCTTTTGTCCCTATGAATTCGAAGTGTATTGAGCCTGAGCTTTTCTTAACCATTTTGTCTGTGAGAGTAAAGAAGACTTGTGGGCCTTTGGGCAAGCCTAGGAAAGTCCAAGGCTCCTTGAACTTCTCAAACCTAAATGAGTAAGCATAGAACTTCTTGGCTTTAGGCCACCATTTCTTCCTCTCCTCTTCTGTTACTCTATGCAAAGCTCTAAGCTCTTTGAATTCCTTTAGCGATATAGGAGTGATGCTGAGCAAGATTACTTTACCCCAGACTTTTCCGTCTCCAGCTAAGTACAAAGGCTTCTTTAGCATGTTTGGATAAGGCTTCTTTGTCACCCAGAGAGTTTTAGTCCCATTGTAGACTTCTTTTGCATGGCTAACTAGGTAAACTGCATTTGCTTTAAGGATATGTCCTAATTCAGACATATTCTTTTTAACAGGTACAACATCGCTGAATTGCCTTGCATACCTCTCTATAGGATGACCAGTAGGCTTAGGGATTTTGAGCCCTCTCCTCTTCATTTCTTCTAATATGAGTATGTAGTATTTAGCATGCTCTTCTAAGCTGGCTTTAAGACCTTTCTTAGGATCTTTAAGCTTCTGAGCAAAGCTGTGCCTTAGAAGCATGTACTCGAAGTACAAGCGCTTATTGCCTTTGTCTCCTTTTGGAAACCTTGAAGGAGGGACATCGAAGCGGACTTTAATCAACGCTTCTCACCTACTTTAACTATTTTGCCTCTCTTCTTCTTGTACTTGCTCTGATAGTCTTCCCATACTTTCTCTATAAGCTTCTCTTTAGCACGCTTGAGCTCGTATGGCTTAACTGGATGAGTAGGCAAAATAGGCTTCTGCTTGTCCATTTCTTTCTGAACTTTGATTATAAGCTCTTTCTTAGTGGCTGTATGCTCTAGGACAGGCTTAGGAGCTATGTAGCCGCATCTGGTGCAAACCAAGTACGGTACACCAAAGACTGTTTTGGTAATGAATTTGTGGAAGCCCATTTCGCACATTATTGAGCGCCTGCCTTGAGGTATAACCCACAAGCCGCTAGGCAGCATATATGGAGGCTCTCTCCAATGCTCACGCTTAACTGGATACCTAACTGTGCTCATTGCTTACAATCTCCGTTAAGAGCTTATCGAATTTAGCGTAGAGAGCTTCCTTCTTGTCTAATCTAAGATTGGCTCTGCTTAGTGCTCTGAAAAGCTTAGCTCTAGCGTCATGGAGTATATCGCTAAGTTTGCCTTTGCCTTCATGGCTTCTTTGTCTAGCTTCTTCTAAGATATCTAGCAAGCATTCTGAGAGCCTCTCTGAAAACGTTGAAGCTAAGACTTCTTCTCCTGTATACGGTGATATCTCTACTGGAGTCACAAATTCTCTGCTTACTCTCCTAGGAGCCACTCCAGGCTCTACATTGGGCAAGCCTACTCGGCTTTTATTTTCTTCTAGAGCTTCTGCTTCTCCCCATATAGTCAAGACTCCATCTTGGAATTTAACGTTGAAGCCTGCATTCCTGGCTGTAACTGCAGCAGCCATAGTTTGGTGTAGAACTTCTGCATCTCTGAGTTTGTCTTTGGATTCTAGAGGATTGAACACCCATTTCCAATCTGTTATACCAAATAAAGGCAGTAATTCATTGTTCAAAGTCTCCTCTATTAAGCGTTGGTACTCCTGAGCTGTTTCACGCTTGACTTCTATTTTAGTTCTTACTTCTCTGGTTGAGCCTCTCTTCCTTGTGCTTATAGTAGTGTCTAAGCCGTATACGCTGTCTACAGCATTCATGTAGAGCTGGTAATATTCCAAAGTTTGCTTAGCTTCTTCTTCGTCTATGAACGGTATTTTTACAGGTTTATCTCCTTCTTCTAAGCCTACAAATATCAGAGCTGTTCTCTTCTTGGATTCGTATTCGCCTGTCTCTAAATCTCTCTGAGTAAGCTCCTCACGCTCAGCTTTTACATCTTGGAGTATTTGTCCTACGCGGTCTTGATCCAAGCCTGGAAACACCAGCAGTCCGCCTATTTTGCCTTCTGTGTGCACTTCAAGCTGGTAGTCATCTATAGCATTCAGAGTCTCCAAGATCTTAACTAATGATATAAGCTTTGAATTGCCGAATAATTCTGGAGGCAATCTGGACATTGAGCCATGGACTATTTCGTTTCTGCCGAACCTGGCTACTACTTTACCAGCTACCTCTTGAACGTAGCAAGTTTGAACCATTATTTCTCCGCATATAGGACATTTGAAAATCTTAGACTCTTGGACTCTGGGCGATTCCTGCCTTATATCCCACACTAAGTCTTGGCCTTTGTACTTCTCACTGTAGTAGCACTTAGGGCAGAAATACTGATAGCCGCCTAGGTAACCTCGTTCATCTCCTATTGGGAATATGTAGCCTGGGTGCTCAACATGCGCTTCTTCAGCTATGTATTTAGGCTTCTCATTCCCAGCTACATTCTTGTAGACAATGCTCCAGTAGAAGTCATCTGTAGCTAATAAGTAAAACAGCGTTGACCTTATGAACTCATAGAATGTGCGGTCTGGAGAAGGCTTTGTAGTCAATTGCTCCAAGCGCTTCTTTTGAGCTAAGTCAGGCTCTCTTAAGTACTTTTTAACTTTGCAGACTGGGCATTTCTCTACTGCGCTTTGGAATTCGCTGCCGCATTTCTCGCATTTCATTCTGAATCTAGGCTCTATATGGCCCCAATTCCTCGTGCACTCTCTGATTATAGCGTTGAAGACTCTCCTTAAAACCCAGCTGTTCCTGGCCCATTCCACCAGAGTAACATAGTCTACTCTTGGACGTCTAAGCTTAGGCTCTACATCCCAGACATACTGAGGTATAGCACTTCTGCGTGCTTTACTGATTAGATTCTCTTTGCCTAAAGCTTTCGCTATGGTCTTAACTATTCTGGCTCTCAAAGAATCGTCTTCTAGAGGTTTTTCTTTTAAGCTAGGAGCCAATGAGTGCTTCATGTGCAGCCCATAAAAACACAGTTTTGAATATTTATTATCATTATGTCTAGAGCTTACCGGCTACTCCTGCTCGGCCACGCTTTTTTATAGCCCAGTAAGCTATAGCCAAAGCTTGAGCGTAGTCGTCTTTGCCTTCTGATTTAACAGTGATATGCTCACCTTTAATCTTGAAGCTTAGAAGCCTCAGCTGAGATATAAGCTTTAATTCGCTGGCAGGTATAACAAGCTTATTGTTTACAGCCGCATCTCTAAGGTGAGTAAAGGCGTCGAACCATATTTTAGCTGAGGGAATAAAGTACTTTACTTTCCTTGAGCCTAAGTCTTTCCTTAATTCATCTGAGGGAGGAATGCCTAAGCCCATTCTCTCTACCATTAAGCATTTAAAGTTGTAAATGTTGTCTGCAGCTTTAATCCAAGCTAATTGCTCTGGGAAAGCTTTGCGCATTCCTTGAATGTATTCTACTCGAGCGAACTTTTCTTTGGGATCATAAGACAATATGACTACCACTGTGTATGAGCCTGTTCTTCCCCAGTCTATTCCAGCATAGTATTGCTTTTTGTTGTCCACTATGCCGAATCTAGTTTCATAGTCCTCTTTCATCATTTCTATGATTTGCTGAGTAAACAGTGCTCCTTCTACGTCTAAGAATTGAGCCATGTGCTCTTGGAGAAATACATCGTGGCTCATTAGTCTCCTGTTCATTTCAAGCTGCTCTTTACTGTAGTACTTGTTGACTTCTGTAGGAAGCTGTATCCTGTAGAATTTAGCTTTAGGATCGTTAATGTCTGGACTACTGTCTTGATAGGCTTTCCAAAAGTAGCCTTGCTGTCCGCCTGGAACTCCTATAATGCTTAAATGACCTTTACTCTCGTGGCTGCCTAGCATCGGCAGCAGCACATTCTCAAAGACATGCTCAGGGATTTCAGCTGCTTCATTGCAGAATATGAAGTCAATATGGTGCTTTCCTTTAATAAAACTTGTAGCTCCGTAAGTGAAGACTACAGAGCCGTTGGTTAATCTGAATTCTTCCTCTATGAATTTCTCTATGGAGTCATAAAGAACACCAGAAGTCTGGAACAATAAGGCTAAATTCTCATGAATAAACGTTTTTACTTGCCTCTGAGCAGGACATATCACTATTGCTCTGGTTCCAGGATTAACAGTTAAATACCAAGCTAAAAAAACAGCTAGAGTAAAGTCTTTGCCTCCACCTCTGCCTATAGGGTAAACTGTAGGTTTAGGCCCTAGCCAGCCTTCTATCATTTTAAGCTGGTAGTCTTGGAGTTCAATAGGCTTCCCTTTCCACACCAAGCACTGCCTAGCGAATTCTGCACAAGCTTCAGGAGTCCTCTCTGTGAACTTCTCTAAGTCTTTAGCTGTAAAGTGCTTCTTCTCGCTCATGTCTTCCAAGTGCTTGCCTTTGAACAGCATTATCCTCTTGGCTAAATCGCTGTCTAAATACTTGTCTTCTTCGCGGAACACAAGCTCTCTCTTGCGCTTGGGCTTCCACAAATCTTTGTGCATTGAGAGCCAGCCTATGCTCACCTTGAATCCGTGCTTCCTTACAAAATCGTATGCTTGCTCTAAAGTCATGTCTCTGGTTCTCATGAGCTTTAGAAGCCATTTAGGTAGTGTAACTTTTTTAGGCATTTCTATCGAAGCTTCATTTGAAACTTCAAATATTAATGTATTGCTCTGTGCGAATTTGTTTGTATAATTTGATATTTGTACAAACCTGTTCGAATAAGTTTAAATTAATCCAAATGTGTCTAGACAATACAGCAATATTTAGCTTAGCTAAGAAAAGTTTATAAATCTAGCAATGATAGAATTAACTGTGATCCTATGCAGGCTCAATGCAAAGCTCCATTCTCCCTCTGGTGCGAAATAAGCAAAGTAGACCAAGAAAAGCATGTCATTGGAGGCTATGCTTCAGTGGACGTAGTCGATGAGCAGAGAGACAAAATACCCTTGGAGACTCTTAAGGAAGCATGGGAGCATTTCATTAAGGATTTAGATTACGCTCACATCCATGTAATGCACTCTAATATACCAGTAGGTCGAGTGCTTCTTGAATACACTGACTCTCAAGGTAAGAAGTATAAGTCTGGAGTAGACGATAAAGGCTTGTTTATTCTAGCTGAGATAAGACAGGACATAAAGAAAGGAAGAGAGACTTGGAAACTTATAGAAGAAGGCAAACTTAGAGGCTTCTCAATAGCCGGAGAAGTATTAGCTTCTACATATGTCCATGACGGTCGCTCTTACAACAGGATAGACAAGCTTGAACTCCATGAAATTAGCGTTGTAGACCGGCCAGCCAATAAGCTTTGCTTGTTCACTGTTATGAAAGCTTTAAAGAAAGGAGGGTATGTCTTTAGAGACAATCTATTAGAAGCTTTACCAGACGGAATAGTGCTTACTAGAGGTATTGTGAGGCTTGTAGGTAGGAATGCTGAGTTAGGCTATGGTCATGACTACGACATTAAAGCTCCTACTACTCAGGAGTGGCTAGGGAGAGCTATACAAACTAGGATCCACAATGAGCTCAGGAGAAAAGGGAGAATGGACATTTGGAATTCTATGGAGTGGATAACAGATGAAGGAGAGTATTCCTACACTGATTATTTAGACTTGTACGACTTGGTACTGTTACGGAGCAAGCAAAGCAAGCCTGAACGCTTGCTCCTAACCGAAGAAGAGAGGAAAGGTGGCGTTGCCTCTCTTCCCGTAGATAAAGCGCCATATATAGTGAGAAAGGTGGAAGAAATGAGCGAAGAAGAAATTACCTTGGAGAAAGTCTTGGAGCTCGTAGCAGATTTAGGCAAGCGTTTAGACGCTCTCGAAGAGCAGATAGCAGAGAAGAAAAAGAAGCCTGACGCCTACAAGAAGCCTAAAGCATACAAAGAGAAAGCAGAATCTGGTGAACCAAGCGACTTCGAGAAAGCTCTAGAGATCCTGGCTGAAGAAGGAATTATAAAAGGAGAATATCAGCAGTGCATGTCCAAGTGCTTGAAGAGCGGCAAGAGCTTCAAGGAGTGCGTTAAAGAATGCAAAGCTAAAGCCAAGAAAAGTGAAGATGAAGACTTAGAGGAAAAAGCAAAGAAAAAGCCTAAGGCTTACAAAGAGCCGTACCCAGAAAAGAAAGAGGAAGAGAAAGCTGAGGAGGAAAAAGCTAAGAAGCCTGAAGACGAAGAAGAGGAAGAAGAGAAGCCTTACAAAGAGCCTTACCCAGAGAAAGACCTTAAAGGAATGATTGAGAGAGCAATAGAAGATGCTCTGAACAAGCGCTTAGGAGGAACAACTGAAGTCAAGAAGTCTGTAGCTCCTGCTAAGACAGAAATAAAGAAGACTCTGATGGACATACCTCTAGAAGAGCTCTACAAGATTCCTTTCTCAAAGATAAGGAAAGGTGAGTTATGATGGTGCACGTCCAAGAGAGAATAGACGACCCTGAAAAGAACCTCAGAGAACTCAGAGAGCTGGAGAGAAAATTCTATGGCTCGCCTATAATAAGGAAAGCAGATGCTGATGTAGCACCAGCAACTCCAGCGTACACAACTGCTCCTGACTGGGTCCAGCCTCTCTTCGGCCGCAAAGTCTGGAGCTTCCTAAACTACGAGAAGAATGTCTTTGCTATCCTGCCTAAAGAGGTGTGGAAGCAGAGCGGATGGAGGCTCTTGACTGCTGCTGGACAGTCTTGGGCTCACTCTGGAGCTGAATTAGCTGGAGGCATTGCACGAGGAGGAGCTCTGCCTGACACTATAGCTCCTACCATAGTAGTGAATGCTACTCAGCCTAAAGAAGTCATACACACTTGGGGCACCGAGGAAATCTATGAGTTCATGTCAAGCATAGACGATTCAGTAGAGATTATACCTCTCATGAGAGAGGAACTGGGCAAGGAGCACGCTGCTATAATAAACACAATGCTTGTGCAATCCGTTGAGTATTTAGCTGGAAATTCTTCTGGGAACTGGGCTGGAACCGACAACTTTGAAACTCTAGACAGAATTATAGCCAGCGATGCAGAAGAGGATGCTGTAGGAGGAAGCCACGACCACTACTACGATCCTTGGAAGAAATATGGAATCCTCGATATAGACAGAGACTCAGGGACTACATACGATGCTGTAGTCAAAGCTCCTGGAGGGACTTTGGGAACCGATGGCGACTTGACTTTGTGGGCAATCGAAGAAGTCTGGAGGACGATCATTGAAGCTGGAGGAAAGCCTGACGTGATCCTTACAGGAGCAGACTTTGTCACTGCTTTATCAGAGATATTGGAGCCTGAGCGCAGATTCATGGGAGAAGCCAAAGTTATGCCTCAGTACGGAGGAGTAAGAGGTATTGCTTCAGGAGTCGAAGCAGGATTCAGCGTAGCCACTTTCAGAGGCATACCAATAATTACGACTGCAGCTATGAGGTGCACAGATTCAACTTATGGAGACACAATAAGCAAAGCAATGTTCCTAGACACTGAGTACTTGTCCTTCAAGGTTGCTGCTCCAACAAGGTACATGGAGACTAAGAGAGACTACACAAGCTATGTGGCTCAAGACAAGCTCAGAATCGAAGGAGCATATTTGACTGTAGGCGAGCTAATCTGCTACAGGTTCAACGTCCAAGGAAAGCTCCGGGACATAAAGTAAGCGTGAATTGGGAGGCTTAAGCCGATGATCTTCCAATCAAATAGAGGAGGAATGTAAATGGCATTTAGTTCAACCATTGAAGGCAGGACAATTTTCGGCAACAAAGTAGTCACTTGGGGAACATTCACCAACGGTGCCACTGATACTGGAGGAGACATAAATACAGGCTTGAAAGTCTGCGAATTCATTGTTTTACAGCACAAAGGGAGTTCTGTAGTGTCCGATGCTCCTGTAGTCAATGAAACTTTACCTTGCAACGGCAGCGCTGTTACTGTTGTGACTGCCCAAGGAGAAGACGGTTACTGGTTTGCTTTCGGTCATGAATAATATGTCTAAAAGAGGACATATTGCTGGTGCTATAATTGAGCGAGGAGAAAAAGAAGAACAATCCAATGCCAAGCTGGGCTTTAGCGTTAAACAGCAGATTAACTACAGTGGAAACAGAGATAAAATGGCTCAAGAGAGGCTACTGGCTCCAAACCCTCTTGGGAGCAGGAACGTTTTTAAGCGTTCTTGCTCTAATACTAAAGCTTGTGGTGTCTTAATTGGCTGTAGGAAAAAAAGAAAGGGTAACCAAAAGCATTAGCGGGACAGTTAATGAAACCACTGCTATAATAGCTCGAGTTCTGAATTACGCCAGAATAACGGTCTTTGGGAAAGTGACTATAAGTGGAACGTACACAGTAAATGTAAAGGTTTATGGAACTTACGATGCTGATGCTTCAAGCCCTGTCTGGAAGCAGATAGGAAGCACTCAGCAGTTCACGTCTACAGGACTCTTGGATCCAGAAGACATTGTTCAGTGCTGGGATGCAATCAAAGTAACATATGACGGAAGCGGCTCTGGTTCTGCCATCGTAGACTTAGCAGTGAACAGGAAGAGGCATTAATGTCAGTCCGGGTAGAAGTAAAAGGCTTATATGAAGCAGTACTTTTAATCGAGAGAGTAAGCCGTATAGCTCGGATACACTGGCCCAATAAAGCTTTAGACAATTTAGCTAAGCATGCAAAGCAGAAAATGAAAGAGCTAGTCCCCAAGAAAACAGGGAAATTAAGAAGATCAATTAGAATTGAGAGTTTGCCTGATGCAAGGAAGATAGTAGCCGACACTCCTTATGCTCGAATAGTAAATGACGGAGCCAGACCTCACTACATATACCCTAAAAGCAAGAAAGCTTTGGCTTTCTTCAAGGAAGGAAAGTGGGTTGTTAAAGCTCGGGTTCACCATCCAGGCTTTGTAGGCTACGACTTCTTGGAGAATACGATGAACTACGTCTATGATTTCATGTACGATTGGCTTGCAGAAGAAATCGATTTAGGTGAAGTCTGATGGGCAAATACACTGATGAAAAGAAAATTGAGAATCTCGTTCAGATGGAGATATCAGATTCTACAAGGCCTTCATCTCAGCAAGTTAACTTATGGATCAAAGAAGTTGAGCAAGAGATAGACTCAAAGAAATTAGGCTGGGACGACAATGCTAACCCTGGAGACGGATACTCAGCCAGCAATGTTTACCTTAGTGTTCCTAAGATAAGGATAGGCTTGCGACCGTTGACCAAATTCAAAATGCTATGCAAAGGGATTGACCCTGAGCAGCTCAAGAAAGGAGTTGTAATACCTATCCAAGAGAACCAGTATTACCCTATTATACCAGGGAAAAGTGTAACTTTATACAGGAGGACAAGCTCTTTAACTGACACTCCAGAATGGAAAGAGTTGACCAGAGGCTACTATGCAGGCTGGGATGAGAGTGCAGACAGCGACTTCATGGTTTTGACTATTAAAGGACGAGCCGGGCAAGAGCATGGCGTTGCATTCTTTATTTACAGCAGTGTTCCCTTGAAGACTGGTCCGGCTGCTCTGAAAGCTTCTTACTCATACGGTTGGAATCTTCCTCAAGAAATTCTTAATCGCTATGCTACATTGAAAGTTGGAATGAGAGTTCTTGAAGCTGCAGTTGAAAGCGGTGAACCTGCTCGTTTAGGCTCATTTGTAGGAGGAGACTTCCAGACTTTCGTTAACACTCAGATTTCTGAGACTTTGAGAAGATGGAAAGAAGAAATTACTGAGATAGAGAAGAAATTCTTCCCTAAGCCAGCTCGAGCCAAAATTCTCTGGATTTAGAAAAGTTTTAATAGCTCAAAGGCTTGAATTTTATACGTGAGTCGGTGAGTAAGTTGGGAAGCGGAGAGAGTAAAAACGCTATTCTAGATGCTTTAGTAACAAAACTTAAGGAAATCGACGAATTCGAGGAGCATGTTTTCAAAGGATACAGAAAGCATTTGCCTTACAGCAGATGCATTCTGGTACACTTAAGAAGAGACACTGTAGCTCCAGAGAGTACAGCTGAGAACCTGCACAATTTAGAATTCAACTTATTAGTCAGAGTCAAAGCTGACATTCAAAGCAATGCTGAAGAAGAAATCGAAAGCTTCATATCCTTGGTTGGCCTAGTGGAAGACAAGCTTGATGAGAATGCTTACAATCCTGGAGTCTGGGAAGATTTAGCTGTGAACCAGATAATCTACACATTCGGGGCAGCTGAGACTTTCGTTTACTACAATGCTATGATCCGGCTCACGATAAAAGTGCAATGGTGAGGAGGATGAACGAGAAAGAAGTAAAACCTATGAAGTCATATGTAAGGAAGATAACTTTCACCAAGGAAGCCTTTGATGCTTTGCGGAGAATCATGTCAAGCAGAGGTTTCCCTGAGAAGAAAATAAGCGAGAGCGAAATAGTCTGTGAAGCTATACTAAATATGTCTAAAAGTGGACATATTAAAACTAGAAGCAAGGAGGAGAAGTAATGTCAGCCAGATGGATAGACATAGGAGAAGAAAGCACATATGGGACTGCACCTGATGACATGGACAAAAGCTTAGCTTACATAGACTTAGACTTTACACCGGACCAAGGGAGACTTATAGACTTAGAGTCAGCGTATGTAATGAAGCCAGTGTCAATTCTAGGCCCCTTTGTAGGGACAGGGAGAGTAGTTCAGTATGCGAGACCTCATGCTATAGGCTACTTCCTTAAGTGGGCTTTAGGCTCAGTGACTACAACTCAGGTAGGCTCATCTGAGATGTACCAGCATGAATACACTTTGGATTTGAGCAGCATCAAATCATTCACTGTCCAAGACAACAGAGAGCTGTCAAATAAGGCACTGCAGTATTTAGGCTGCTTAATCAAGACTTTGACTCTGGAAGCTCCAGCTCGAGAGCGAGTCACTTTAGAAGCTGAGATTCAGTACCGCTGGGAGAAAGAAGTAGATAAATCTTCGATGCTGACTTTAGATTCCATACGGCCATTCGTATTTCACGACGCCAGCATAACAAGCTCAGGGGGCTTGACAGTAAGCAACATCGAAGCTTTCAGGTTCCAGATTGCTCACAGCAGGCCAGACGACATCCATGAAGCTGGGAGCAGGAAGCTTCCTGAAATCTACTTTGAAAGCTCAGAGTGGACGTTAGAATTCGACTTGAAGTGGAAGTCTTGGACTGCGAGGAAGAACTTCTGGGCTGCAGAGAGCAACGAGACAGAGCCTGCAGACGAAGAGAAAACATACGATGTAACCATAACTCTGACTGGTGCACCTACAGGTGTCACTGACAAGCCTAACTATGAGCTTGTAATAAGCTTGCCTAAATGCGTAGTCAAGGAGAATCCAGCTTCAGTGAGCAGGAGAGACAGATTGACTCAGCGCTTAGTCTTAGAAGTTCTCGACGATGACAACAACAAAATAACCTTGTACAACAAAGACTCAGCTTACTAGAGGTGATAGAGTTGGAGTACACAACTGCTGAGGAATATTTAGCCGGCAAAATAAAGAAAGTGACTTTGCCTTCTGTGACTGCTACAGGCAAGCATCCAGTCTTTGTAATAAGGAAAATTCCTCCTAAAGCAGCTTTAGAGCTAGCAGATTTACTTGAGCTTCCAGAAGACGTAGACTTGGAGAACATAAATGAAGCTCTGAGCAGCATAGACGTGAAAGAGAAGCTTCCTGAGCTCATAGACACAATAATACCTGCTTGCGTAGTGAAGCCTAGAATCAAGAAAGAGAAGAAGAACGAAGAATGCCCCAAGTGCTTGTGCATAGACGACTTAGAAATAGAAGACTTAGTAGCTTTATTCGAAGAGATTCTGGAATTCAACGGCTTGACTGCCAAAGGAATAAAGAAAAGGCAGAAATTTCGCCGAGAACCCGCTGGCTCAGCTGGCCGGAGCTCTCGCTCTAAGAATAGGAAAGCGGCCGACTGAACTGCTCAGAATAAGTGAGTCTCCTCTTGAAGACTTGCTCTTAGATGCTGCTATAATAGCTCAAGTAACAGCTGAGCAGGAGGAGCCTGGAAGCTTAAAAGAGGAGATTAAGAGGAAAAGAAGGAGATTATGGGCTAAGAAATGTCAGCTAGAGAAGCTAGAATACAGCTGATACTCGAATGGCTCGAGAAGCACCCTGGAGTAGCCAGCAGAGTAGAAGATAAGCTAAGAAGCTTGATAGGAGTTTATGGGAATGCTTCTAGAAGAATAAAAGAAGTGATAAGCGACAAAGAACGCTTAGAGAAAGCTCTTAACATAGCCAAGCAGCTTTTCACAGAGGAGAAAGCGAAGCTTATTCCTTCTACAAGAAGCCATCAGTTCTTCTCTGAAGTTATAAGGAGATTAACTGAAGATGAAGCCAGAGCAGCCAAAGAGCATGTGACGTTAAGCCAGAGAGTTGGCCGCTTAGGCAGAGCTCTGACTCGTGCAGGATACCGTTTAGGCTGGTTTGCTTTCAGGACCATAGTTGTAGGGAGGATACTGCTTAACTGGATGCTAAGGCCTATAAGGAAAGGCTTAGGGACTTTGCTTCGCTGGGAGCAGTCTGTAGAAGCAGCTGCTTCAGCATTAGGCTTACTGGCTGCTACAGGCTTGCTCAGCGCTGAATCCCAAGAGAGATTAGAGAAAGCTATAGGTGTAGTCTCTGAGACAGGAATCAAGCTTCAAGGGACTATGCAGAATCTGCAAGCCACTATAGCTTTGATAGCAGCTGAAGCCATAGAGCCTCTCTTGCCTTATATTAACCAGCTTATAGACGCTCTCTATGAAGTTTGGGAGAGCGTAAAAGACGAAGTTATTCCTGTACTAACTGATTTTGCTCGTGACGTTGTCCCTACAGTAATATCTATTCTCAGAGATGTAGGGCCAGAATTTATTAAAGCTTTCGTAGATGGTATACGTGTAGCAGTTCCTATGATTCTAAGCTTAGTTAAAGCTTTG